ACCAAGATGATAGTGGGATGGTGCGACCAGCCAAGCTTCGGATTTGAGTTTACACAGACAGGATTCAGGCTTCAGCAAAGGGCTGAGATTCGTTCAATCGCTCCAACCTATCCCAAGGCTACCACCGTTATGAAAAGCGGAACAGGCAACGCTAGGGTAGCTTATAGCGAAGTCGAAAAGTATTGGCAGTTGCATACCAATTTTGCTTCAGAAACATTCCACGATGCAATGGCTGCCATCATTAGCTGCGACCATTTCCAAATCGGCGATACTGAAGGATCGGGAGTGGAATACGTTTCCGAGCCTGAAGATTATACACCCAATTGGCAAGGCGATGGGTCATATAGCTTGGCTACGGCAGTCATCAACTTGCGTGTTAAAGAAAAAGGCCAACAGTTCAATCGGCACATTTAATTGATTATATTTGCAACAACTGGTGCCAAATCGGGTGAGGCATTAAGTAACCCCAAGAACTCAATCTAAACTCAAAAAATCTATTGCTCTCATGGCAACTTGTTTGAATTACAACTGCGAGGCTCTTGGCGATCACGAAGTAGCCACGTTGACCTGTAAAGGTCCACGTCCTGCCGGTATTTCCGAAGTAGTCCTCATCCTTTGCGGTAACGACCTTACCGATCCTTCAGATGGAACTGAAGTAAACGCTCTTATCGCTGCTGGCGATGCAAAGCTTGTCCAACAGATCCGCATGGGTATCGGTCAGGGTGAATCTACCTTGTCTCCGAAGACCACTGCTTGCGGTCTGCCTCAGACTTTGTACATCACCTATTCAGGTAACATCATCGACTATTCCTGGAACACAACCAACTTTGACTTTTGGACAACCTTGTCTAGCGGTTACACCATCGCAGGTGCTATCGCTCGCCTTTGCCCAAAGACTGGATTTGATGATGAGTCAGTTTACTTGGATGGTGAAATCGCTTTCACAGGTGGAGCTATCATCACTGATACTGATGAAGAGCCAGCACGTTTCGAACTGACCTTTACCTACAAAGGTAACATCAGCTTGATCCCAACACCAACAGGAGTATTTAGCGCATAATCAGTGGAACTATGACCAGAGGCATCTTGCTGATGGCGTGGGGAAAAAGGGGCTATGGTTTCATGGCCCACAACCTCGCGGTTTCCATTAAGCATCACAGCCCTGGCATACCCATCCACCTTATAGCTACCGAGAAGGTTCTGAAGGAGGTCACTGACCGCTCTATGTTTGACAGCATCGAGTTGTTGGATGGCGATCCTTCAGATCCCGGTAGGTATAAAGCGGATATTTACGAACTGACCCCATTCGACTCCACTTTGTTCTTGGATGTCGATGGCATTTGTTTGAGACCTGTCGAGGAGATGTTCGATAGGTTGGATGCTTCGGGCGCATATTATGCGACCTTCATCAACGAGGTTTACGATGTAAATAGTCCTAATATCCTACCACAGATGTGGTGGGCTTATAGGCAAGACATTTGGGACCATTGCTGTTTCGACCATGAGACCAAGTTCCCAGCCACTCAAAGCTCGATTCAATACATAAGGAAGTGCGATAAGACTGCTGAGATGTATAGCATCTTCAAGGCTGAGATGGACAGTCCGATACCTTTGGAGAGGCTTAGGAATAAGTGGGGCGGTGGCCAGCCTGATGAACTATATCTGAACATTGCACTGGCTAGGATGGGGGAATGGCATCACATTGGTGAGGCTTCGATGTACTTCGGAAACACTTCAGCCAAGCGACCCCATGAGATTGCAGAGGTTTACACTTTTTTAAGTTTGTTCGGCAACCGTTCCAACATCAAGCCGATGTATTGGGAATACTACGACCGCATTCTGATGAAGATTCAGTCGGGTCGAGGTCAACGGCATAATTTCAAAGGTCATATATTACGAAGCGACAAGATTGCCAACATAAGTTCGCCCAAGACCAAGGTAGTACCTCCGACCATTGCCAAGATTGGCGATAACAATCGGACTAAGCTTCCTGGTAAGGTGGCTTTATTTACAAGCTACTTTGAGCAGCAGTATGGCGATAGGCAGCGTGAACTGAGGCAGGCGATGAACCTGAACTGCGACTGTCCCAGCATTGATGTGATTTATAATCTTGGCAAGAGTTGGGAACATCCGAAGGTGATAAATGTCGAAGGTTATGACCGCCCAACTTACACAGATTTTATCAAAGAGATGCAAGCGGTCGAGGCGGATTGGTACATTTTAGCCAATACCGATATTTACTTTACCACCGAAATCGAAGACATCAAATCGCTTCAGATGGAGGGTAAGGTACTTTGCCTAAGTCGTTGGGATGTGCTTCATAACGGCAACAGCAAGCTATTCGATTATGAATGGACCCAAGACACTTGGATATGGAAAGGCAAGCCCACAACGCTTAAAAATGTGGATTTCACTATGGGTCTGCCTGCCTGTGATAACCGCTTGGCTTATGAGATTGCTCAGGTGGGACTAAAGCCGATAAATCCAAGCAAGGATATCAAGACCTATCATCTTCATCTAACCAATAAACGAAGCTACAAGGAGCGCGACAGATTGCCTGGCGCGACCTTGCCAGTTCCACCGACCAAGGCTGATTTATACAAAAAGAAGAGGTTACTTATTAAGCAGCCGGGTAAAGTGGGTGACTTATTGATAGTTCTACCTATTGCCAATTGGTACAGTGAGCGTGGATTTGATGTATTTTGGCATTGTCCAAAGCAGTACCATTCCTTGCTGGCTTATGCCGATTATGTCCAGCCTGTCGAATCCGACCGAGGCAATTACGATAGGGTGATTGATTTGAGTTTCGGATTGGACCAAAAAAGTCCAATTCACTACCGATGGATCAAGGACCGAAGGAATGTGGACAGCTTTGTCACCTACAAATACCGATTGGCAGGAGTGCCGCTGACTGAATTGAGAAACCTTAAATACAAGCGAAATGAAATATCTGAAATGGCCCTTTGTGATGCTTTGGGAATTGATAGTAGTAGGCCTTACCATGTCGTTCACAGTAGTAGTGACTATGGGAGTCCTGCTGATATTCTGGTTTCAGACAATGTGGTCCGCTTTGAAAAGGTGGGCGATTTCACAATTTTTGATTGGCGGAAAGTCCTAGAAGGGGCTGCTTCCATCCATTGCATAGATTCAAGCCTGGCAAACTTTGTGGATGCAATCGATACCAATGCCGAGCTTCACTACTATATAACCGATAAGGTTCCGCAACAATCGGACCGAACCATACTGACTAAAAACTGGCAGCAATATGATATGGCACGAGTTTGACATTACTCTAAGCGATAAGAAGCTTGATGAGATGGGAATTGACAAGTTCACGGAAAGCAAGGCTATGGTTGCTCTAGACAATGTTTATTCATTCCACAAGTCTTATAATGAATCGAGCGATGAGGTTACTTTCATCATGTTTATGAATGGTGACACTATGCAGGTCAATTGCTCCTATGAAACCATGAAAAAAATAATGCGATGCAGATAGCCCAGCACCTGATGCCAAACGGCATGGGAGCGCATAACGACTTCAGAGATGCCATCACCGAACTTATCAAAACCAAGAAGCTTGAAAGAATTATTGAAACGGGCAGCTATCTTGGCGAAGGAACTACCCAAGGCATTGCTAATGCTTTGGTGGGAGATGAGCAAGTCTATTCTATCGAAGTTAACCCACGCCACTATGAAGCTGCAAGGAAAAGGCATCGTAATTCGATTATCACTTTCCTGCTTGGTCTATCTGTTAAGCGTTCTGATATTCCCACTGATATTAGTTTCGATGTTCCTGATGATATCGTTATTGACCATCTTGACCATAACAGGGACATTCTCTATAGACAAGAAGTATTTAATGGAAAGGGTAGAACCTGGCTTTTATTTGGCTTTGGATGATACCAACCATGTCAAGCATTACCATACTTGCGAGAGTCTCAAGACAGTCGATTGCGAACTGATATGGCAGACTGAACAGGGCTTTGGTAGCCGAATCTATTACATCAAATGAGATACGCCTTAACAATAGTTTACAACGCCAAGCATCATCTGCTTAACAACGGCTTTGCTGAAAAGATGGTTCAGATGTTTGACAAGTGGGTGATAATCGAAGGCTTCAGCAGAAACGGTGGTTCTACAGAGTGGTGTACAAGCATCAGACCGCCACATCAGTCTACGGATGGCACTATCGAGACTTGTCAAGATTTGGCAAGTCAATATCCGACCAAAGTCATATTCCATACATCGGCTCAAGGTTATGCTTCCAAGGATGACCAAGTAAACAAAGGAATTGAACTACTGCAAGGCAATCCCGATGGATGGCTTTGGCAGGTCGATTCCGATGAACAGTGGACTGAACAGGACTTGACCGAGGCTGAAAGTATGCTTGAAATAGGCTCGAATGTAGCTGGAGGCTTTCAGTTTTATCATTATCTTTGCAAGGATAGTGATGGCAAGCAGTTGGTGGGGAAAGGATCTTGGGGCGATAACATCGTAGCGCGATTGTGGTGGTGGCATGGTCAGAAGTTCAAGACCCATGAACCTGCAATCATGCACGGACAGGATGGCATCAAGTTCCTACCGCAGAAATTTCATCATTACTCTTATGTATTCGAGCAAGATGTGGAATTCAAAAGCAAGTATTACAAAGGCTACAGACCAGTGCTATCTAATTGGAGAATGCTCCAACAGAAGCGGTTCAATTACCCTATACCTGCCAAGACATTGCTCGGAAGCGGCACATCGGTTGACCTCACTAACTCTTATATAACTACGCTATGAAAGGATGTTCATCATGCGGTGGCTCAAAGCCAAGGACTAGACCTAAACCGCCCACTAAACCAAAACAATAATGCTAACAGCTGAGCAGTTATCCTATTTGGTCGATGAAATTACATCGATCCGCAACAAAGGGAATAAATCAAGAGGCATTTCATTACTTCGCCAAGATGAGGAAGTAACACCGAATATACCTGATTTCTTCCCAGGCTATGTGTTATCCGTGAAATGGCTTGACCAGATACTTATACATGCTCAGAAGGGAGTGTTTCCGGGGTTATTGTTTGCTAAGAATGCGCCGAACCAGACTCCCAAGGAGTTTGAATATGTTCGTGCCAACTTCAAGCAGACTACCTTACAAGTCTTCAAGGATATGGTCGATACTTATGGCCGTGCCTATCATGAGAATAATTGGTCAATCAGTTACACCCCTGATGCGGACCAATATGTAAACACCGATACCACTTTAGCCAAGTACCTTGATCAGGACTTTCCTGAGTATGGCAGCTTGGATAACTTCGTGTTCACCTTCCTGCCTCCATTGAAACTGATGGATGCAATGGGAGTAGTTGCGGTTATGCCATACGAACTCGATACCGTTGAAATCGAAGGCGAAGAAGTGCTTAACCCTGATGAGTTGGTTGAGCCTTACACCAAGTTCTACCATACTACCAGAGTCTTGGCATTCGATGAGGAATTCGCCATCATAGAGAGTGATGAACGCTCCAAAGTAGAATACAATAACAAGGAGGTGATGGATGGAATCGTTTATCTGATATTTGACGATGAATGGATTTACAAGGCTGTCCAAGTTGGCAAGAAAGTAGATTATCAGTTTGAGCTGGTGCCTTACTTCAACCACGCCACAGGTATGCTTCCTGTTAAGCGTGTTGATGGTATCTCGATTCAAATCGATGAGGTAATGATGCAGCAATCTCCATTCCTTTACGCTACGGATGTATTGGATGAGGTTCTTTTGGATGCCGCATTGCTTCGTGGCATCAAGCCAACCTGCACCTATCCTTACCGGGTGATGATTGGTGACCCTTGCCAATTCCAAATCAGGGTGGATGGCGAGAATCTGACTTGTGACGGTGGTTTCCATTATCGCATGGATGGCTCCAAGACTATCTGCTCGGAGTGTAGCGGTTCAGGTCTTAAGGACAGGATAAGTCCTTATGGCACCTTGCTTATCAAGCCTCAAACCAATACTTCCCAAGGCGATAACATCAGCCCCGATTCGGCTATATTCTATGCTGCACCATCGACTGAAACGCCAAGGTTCTTGCGAGAGGAAATTGCTTATAACATGAATCAAGCCTATGAGATTCTACACCTCAAGAAAACAAATAACAAGGTCCAAGGCGGTGAAGGCATCACTGCAACAGAGGCGGCATCAGACCAAAAGGCACTCATCGCTGGAATCAAACAGAACTGTATGCAGCTCTTTGATATGTATGAGTGGTGCGTTAACATGGTTGGATTGATGCGCTATGGCGAGAACTATCGCCAGCCTGTAATCAAGCGACCTGTGAACTATGACTTCTATTTGGAGTCGGATTACTTGGCTCAGATTAACGAGGCTATCATGGCCAAGCAGCCACCGTTTGTTATCCAATCCATCATCTACAAATACCTTCAGACCCTTTACTATCCCGATGTTCAAGGTCAGCAGATTTTCAACCTTATTAGCCAAGCCGATAGGTTGCTTACTATGACTTTGGATGAGATTAATCTGAAGCTTTCCAAGGGATTGGTAGATAAGTGGGAGGTTGTTCTGCATGATTCGGCTATCAACTTGGTGAACGCTCTTATGATGGAGAATCCTGCATTCTTTGAGCAGGACTTCGACACCCAATTGGCTCAGTTGATAGAACGCGCCAAGAATATTGCTGCCAGTATTCAGTTGACTACCGCAGCACCCTTCAACGCACAATCATTAGTTAGCAATATTGTAGCTGGCATCTAATGGCAACGATTAGTGAGCTGATAGCTGAAAAAACGCGGCGGCTCACCACCGTTCCTGATGAGTATTTGACCGAGGTCGAGAGGGCGCAGAAGAAACTGTTTCCTCAAATCGTTGATATCCTACGCCAGCTGACTGTTGACTCGGCAGGTAACTTGGTTCTAAACGCTTCCAATCTTGCCTTGGCTTCCGATGTGAAAGAGTTAGTTCAGCAGATTTTGGCTGATTCGGAATACATCGGAGCGGTTCAGACCTATGCCAGGCAGATGGGTGAACAGGCCAAGGTCAGTGATTCTTTGTTTGCAAAGACCTTTGATGATTATGCGACTACGGCAGTCAGTCAGCAGCTACTCAGAACCACGCAGCGCAATGCGGTTGACTTGCTTGTGAATGCCATCGGTAATCAAAGGTTCGCTGATGTGGTGCGTGAGAATATCGAAACGGCTATCAGTTCCAATGCTGGCTTTACCGAGACTGTTAAACAGCTTCAAACAATAGTTACAGGCGATGATGAGGTGGATGGGAAGTTGCTTCAGTATAACAAGCAGATTGCCCATGATACCTTTGCCATAGCCGATAGGAACTACACTTCGGCAGTCAGCGAAGAGCTGGAAGCGGAATGGTTCTTTTATTCAGGAAGTGAGATTGAAACTACAAGGCCTTTCTGTGCTGAAAGACATAATCAATACTATTATTACAAAGAAATTGAATTGTGGGGAGAAGGCAGAAAAACACCACCTTTAAGACTACCTGATTCATCAGGAGCATGGGCTGGTCAGATTCCTGGGCGGTCGAAACGGATTTGCTAGGATTATAAAAAGCCACCTTACGGGGCGGCAAGCAAACAACCAAACGCGATTCAAATATAATTAAGTAATAATCCACCACCAAATGATGATGCAAATACTTACTGCTATAGGCCAGAAGCAGCCTTGGAATTTGTCTTTATTATCTTCCATGCCACAATTATAGTTATAAAACAGTAATTTTGTTAAGTATATTTGTATAAAAATCACCCCTTTATGGATCATCTGAAGAAAGCCCAAAGCATGAAGACAGGTCGGGTAGCGATGCTTCCACCATCCATCTACAACAATCCAATCAGGATGGCTAATGGTCAATGGGTGATTATTGAAACGCCACCCGATATCGTGCAGGTCAGTCCTAACCGATTCGTGATACTTGATACTAACCAGACCGCTCCTGCCGAGCCGACTGTAGATACCCTAACTTCGGAGCAACCGATTGCCGAAGCCCCAAAGAAAAGAAATCGGAAACCAAAACAAACTACAAATGATAGACCTGAAGCAGCTGAATGAGTTCGCAGGTATCGAAGCCGAAAACTTCGACCAATTTAAAGAACAGTTCCAAACCAAATTCGTACTTAAAGAGAATGTCGTAAAAGACCCCGACTTGACATCAGCCATAACCGGTAAGGTGATGGGTAGCCAAATGACCAAGATCAGGCAGATGTTCAAGGAGGAAGGCATTGAGATAACCGAAGAGGAAACCAAGACCATTAAGAAGAATGAGGAACTGTTCCAACTGGGAATGAACAAGCTCAAAGGAAACTATATAAACCAGATTGAAGATGTCAAAAAATCCTCCGCACTCGGGTCAGATGAACGGCTCAAGGAATATGAATCGCGTATTCAAAAGATTGAGAAAGAAAAAAACGACATTAAAGCAGCTTGGAAAAGCACTGGCGAAGAGTTTGAGAAATACAAGTCCGACATTTCCACCTCAATGAAGCAAAAGGAAATCGATTATAAGGTTTCCAAAGCGAAAGAATCCCTGAAGCTACGCGCCAAGATTAACGAAGCAGAGCGAGCAGGATTTGAGGCAATCCTTAAAAACCGCCTTAAGTTCGATATGGATGATAGCGGATCACTGGTCATAATGAATGGCAACGGTGAGCGCATAAAGTCCAAGGTAAAGGCAGGCGATTTCATGCCAGCCGAGGAAGCCATGCAAGAGATAGTCAACGAGCTTGGCTTGGGTGAATCAAATCCTCATGCTGGCAAGGCTGCTCCACAGGTTCCGTTGACTAACCAAGGCTTCGGACTTAACAACCGCAATCCTCGCCCTATGCCGAACCAACAAGCTCCAGCGATGGCAGCAGGTAAGCGCATCCATCCGAGGGCTTCAAAATAATACGGTTTGAATTGAATATAGTGGAGGCTGTGAGAAATCACGGCCTTTTTTCGTATATTTGCCAACGGTGCGAACCACTGCAATAGTGTGGATTTGTTGCAAGCCACTGCAATAACAGGGCAAACTCAACTAATTCTAATCTTAAATCCATACTAATCATGTCATGTTCTTCAACCCTGCTCGCTTGCCCCGATGTGCAGCTAGAGCTTAATTCTTATTTCACAACTTGTAATGTGAGAACGTATCTGGTATCAATCAGGTAGTAAACCCAGGTGGTGCAAAAACCCGCACCGTTATCCTTCGCTACGATTCAGGTATCCCTGTTGCCAATGTAGAAGAGGTAACCGAGTGTAACTTGGACTGTGCCGCTACCAACCAAGGTGGTGACAACTCAGCCGAATACTCGATGGATATCTGCCAGAAGGTAAAATACGGTGAGTCTTATTCCGTTTATGAATTGGCTAACATCTGCCGTTCAAACCAAGACTTCATCGCTGCTCGCCTGAATGCTATGGCTGGTGCTATCGAGCAGAAAATCGCTCAGAAGACTGCTGAAGAAGCTGTTCCTTTGGTAGGCGGTTGGGCTTCTGATGTATCCAACGTAACAGGTGCAGTAAAGCAAGTTGCCACCAAGAATGGCACTGCCTTGAATCCTTACTTCCTTCCTGAGATCGACTTGGCTTCCAAGCAAACTGGCTACTGCGCTCCTATCGGTATCTTCGGTGGTTCTGAATTGTACCTTTCAACTGATTTGTTAAACGTAGGTTGCTGCGGACAAGATGGAATGGATTTGATGGGTATCATGGGTCGCTACGGCAAAGTAGTTGCTTGGGATCCTTATATTGTTGATGCTTTCACTTCTAACAACATCTCTTTGATGACCCAACTTGGTGCTATGCAACTGTTGGTGTATACTGTTGGAACTGAAGCGTCTTTCAGCCCACTTGCTTCCGGTGCTTCCAGCAACTTCGAGATCATCCCATTGACTACTCCACGTTATGGCATCCCAGTTGACTTGATCGTATCAAACAATTGCGGTCAGATCAGTATGACCATGCAGACTTCAACCAAGCTTGTTGCTTTGCCAACTGACTTGATCTGTTCTGGTCCTTCACAAGGAGTTAACTTCGTGAACTTGATCGAAGTAAACAACGCGTAATCGGTTTCATTTTGTTAATTGGGAGGGGTGCCTTTAGCCCCTCCCTTTAATCTTATAAGCATGGAGTGTTTCAAAGACCTTATTCAAGTCAGGGACCTATGTAACGCCCCTGCTCCCAAAAGCTCGATTTACATCGATGATGTCGGCGTCAGCCTGAATGACATCGAGAGCTTCATTACAAGCCAATACAGCACGGCTGAAGAGTATTTCAACGCAAGGGTGGACCATGCCGTGCGTGAGATGTCTCAAACCATCTACAACTATTTTCAAGGACAATACAACGCTGCGAGCCTGGTTGATTCGCATCGCTTGGGTATTTACAATGGCACTCAATCTGTGATTGCTGGTAACGGCAACTATCGCGGAATAGAGATGAGCTTCAATCAATCCGATACATTCTACAAAGTCAGCATCGGTGAAATCAGCCTTTTGGTTGACCAAACCACCACGGTTACTGTCGAAGTTTGGGACTTGAGGCAGAATGTGCTTTTGGATTCCATAGACATCAACACAACCGCAGGAGTCATTTCTCGCGGTTATCTGCATAAGACATATTTATCCGACAAGCAGCCATTGAACTTATTCATCGGTTATGATAGCACTGGCATCGGAGCTTATACCACCCCAATCAAATCGGGTCTTTGCTGCGGTAGAATCAGCTGTAACAACAGCTATGTATCCGCCTTTGGTGCCGAGGTCAATGGTGCATTTTATGATGACAATGTAACAGGCTTGAATCATTCAGCAGGCATGAGCTTGGTTTATGATATCGCCTGTGACCACATGAGTTGGATTTGCTCACATGCGGAAAATCTTGCCCTCCCATTGGCTTATAAGACAGCTGAGATCCTGGTGGCTGATGCCGCTTATAACACATCAGGTGAGCGTGCCACCAACCATCATACCATCAACATAGACCAGTTAAAGGAACGCCATTCGTTCTATGTGAACAAATACAAGGAAATCATGGGCAATTGGCTAGGCAACATGCAGCTGCCAAACAACCGTTGTTTCCAGTGCAATACTCCCATCCGACATAAGATAACCTTGCCATGACCATTGAAGAGTTCAACCTAAAGCTTAAACAGGCATTGCTTGAGATTCAAGCCAATGATGTTCCGCTTCGGTTAATGATAAGCCTATTTATCTTAACCCCAAGAAGGCTTTTGGTGGTTCCAAACTTGGAACTCCTAGAGGCAAGAATGGGGATACCAAGTTTAAGAACGGCAAGCCTCATGTAACTGTTTATTTGGACTCATACAAGGATTATAAATCAATCCTAGGCAAGCCATCTGATGGCGGTTTTGTCAACTTGGAACTAAGCGGAGACCTTAAATCCGACTTTGAGAATGGAGCCGTTCCAACTCCAACCCAAATCGGACCACATGAATACGCAGTTCAATTAAAAAGGAACATCAATATTAATAAGGTCGCTGGCTTGGAATCTCGCTATGGAAAGATATTTGCCCTGACAAATCAAGAAGTCGAGAACTTCATTGAAGATATTAAATTTGAATTCGCTAAATTATTTGGAAGCAAAGCATGATAAACGATTTATTTTGTGACATATCGGATAAGTTGATGGGTACCGGGTATTTCGATACGGTCTATGAGTATTGCGAAATCATCAAGCGTACCGATGGAACCTTGCGCCCGATGTATTACAAAGGTTTCAAGGCTGGCTATGTGGATGTTCAGAACTTTGATAAGAACGGTTCAGCTTACATCCGAAAGCGCGGAAACGTATCGATGCAAATCGATAGGACCGCTACCAGACTGACCAGCTGCTCCGATACGATTCAGATGGTTACTGCCACTGCTGGTCGTGGCTGTTCCCAAGACTCAGCTTGAAGATTCGCCCCTAGTGGATGATATCTTGGCAGCCGACCTGATTGGAGTGCTTCAGAGCGACATGCATGCAACCGCTACCGCTATGGATGCTACGAGTGTAATTTGTGCGGTCAGTGGTTACGATACCGATTCGGTTACGATCTGGGAGGCCGAGAACAAAGGGGTGGCACTTGATGAGACCAAGGTTTATCGATTCGCCTACCTGGCTATCGATTTTATTTGCGAAATTAGGGGAGATGTCCAATGCTTACAAAACTGTCTGAAAAATGAATATTGATTGCTGCAAATCCTATATAGGGAAACAAATCATAGGTCTGTT